TAAATTAGTCGTAGATAGAAGTATTAACGCTATCAATCATTCAATAGAGAAAAAGAAAATCATTAGGGCAAAAGAAATTGAAGCAGAACAAAATGTAAGTTTAGAACAAATTAAAAGTTCAAACTCTAGTATTAAAGATGAAGTATTAACTATAAAAATAACTTTAATCTTTATTGCTTTATTTATTCCATACACACAGCCATGGATGGAAAAAGGATTTGAAATCCTAAAAAATGCACCACAAGAATTTTGGTGGGCTGTTCTAATTGTTTACTCTGGAAGTTTTGGTTTATCCACTGTTAGCAAAATTAGAGGAAAAAAATAACTCACACACTCTTCTTTAAGAGGAGTGAGCCTTCACAAATATAGAATTGCCTCAAAGGATTTACTTGCGAGTAAATCTGAAGAGATAACTTTTTGAAGTATGTGCAGGAACTAAAACAAACCAATCATAATTTAAAAGGAGATTAATTATGGCAAACGCAACAGCATCAAGAATTGGTGCAATTAATGGTGGTTCAGATAAATCAGCATTATTTCTTAAAGTTTGGTCTGGCGAAGTTTTAGCTACTTTCATGAGAGAAAACAAAATGCTTGGTATGACCCAAGTAAGAAGTATCTCTTCTGGTAAGTCAGCGCAGTTCCCTGTAATTGGAACAACTTCAGCTAGTTACCACACTCCAGGAAATGAGATTGTTGGAACTTCTGTGAACCACGCAGAAAAAACAGTAAATATAGATGACCTTTTGGTTTCATCTGCATTTATTGCAAACATAGACGAAGCTAAAAATCATTACGATGTTAGAAGTATCTACACATCTGAAATGGGAAGAGCTTTATCAAACACAGTAGACCAGAACTTACTACAATTAGCAGTATTAGGAGCTCAAGCTTCTACTACAGTTACTGGTGGTTCGGGTGGTACTCAAATAACAGATGCAGATGCTAACACAAATGCAACTTCATTAATAACATCTATCTTCGAATGTGCAGAAGCACTTGACGAAAAAGATGTGCCTTCTGAAGATAGATTTTGTGTGGTCACGCCAAATGTTTATTATCAAATCGTACAAAACGATAAGATTTTGAACAGAGACTTTGGTGCTAATGGCAATGGTGTTTACAGTGATGGTACAGTAATTAAAGTTGCTGGTATCAACATTGTTAAATCTAACACTGCTGTAGACGCATACGCAGATAATTCAACTGCTGTATCTGGTGCTAACAATACTTATAATGTAGATGCTTCAAATGTTGTAGCTACAGTTTTCCATAAAAGTGCCATCGGTACTGTAAAACTTATGGATTTAGGTATGGAGAGTGAGTACGATTTAAGAAGACAAGGTACTTTAATGGTTGGAAAAATGGCTTTAGGGTCAGGAATAATCAGACCAGAAAGTGCTACGCTTATTAAAACAGCATAATCACTTTAACAAATACATAGGCGCAGAGATTAACACAGACAATCTGCGCCTGTGTTTATAAAAAATTTATGGCAACAATCACAACAAGAACTACGCAGTTAGAAGCAGTTAATACTATGCTTTCAACTATAGGAGAAGCTCCAGTAAATACATTGTCTGGTTCATTACCTACAGATGCAAGTATGGCTAAAAATATTTTAGATGAAGTAAATAGAGAAGTACAATCAAGTGGTTGGAAATTTAATACTTCATACAAAGCAACATTAAGCAGAAACACAGACAACAAAATAGTTGTAGCTAGTGATGTAATGTTAATAGAATTTAATCCTTTATTAGAAAGTAAAAGTTCTTATGACCCAGTTATAAGAGGAAACTTTTTATTTAATTTAGCAAAAGAAAGTTATGTATTTGATAAAAACTTTAACAATGTAACTATTGTATCTTTATTAGATTTTGAAAATATTCCTGAACAAGCAAGAAGATATGTAACAATAAGAGCATCAAGAATATTTCACGACAGAACTTTAGGAGCAAATGCTCTACACAGATTTAGTCAGCAAGATGAATTGGTTGCTTTATCAATATTAAAACAAGCAGAAGCATCTGTAGCAGACCATAATATATTTAATAGTTATGACCAGTACACAACAGTTGCAAGAAGCAGGTCTTACAAACTAATAGATTAATGCCTTTAATAACTAGAAGTATTCCTAATTTAATTGGGGGAGTGTCTCAACAACCAGAAATTTTAAGATTAGAAAATCAAGCAACAGAACAAGTTAATGGTTTTTCTGGTGTAGTTGAAGGTCTAAAAAAAAGACCTCCTACAGCACATGTATCAAAGATTTCTAGTTCAACTTTAACAAACGCTTTTATTCATACAATTAATAGAGACGCTAATGAACGATACATTGTGGTTATTAGTAATGGGGTTATTACTGTTTATACTGTTTCTGGAACTTCTAAAAATGTTGTGATGCAAACTAATGCTTCAAACTATTTAACTTCTAGTAATCCTAGAGGTGAGTTTAAAGCGCTTACAGTTAATGATTACACATACATATTAAATACAAGTAAAACAGTAGCGATGGACAGCTCAACAACAAGTCCAGCTAAAATAGAGCAAGCAGTTTATACAGTAAGCAGTTTATACAGTAAATCAAGGTATAAATAACACGCCTTATTCAATAACAGTTGATGGAACTACCTATTCATTTACTTCATCAAATTCAAATACTAAAGATATTAGAAATGGAGTTAAAGGTGCAGTAAGTGCACCTGGTGTAACTTTAGCTGATATTGGTGATAGTAGTTTTTCACTTATAAAAGCATCTGGTACTTTATCAGTATCAGCTTCAGATGGTTATGGTAACCAAGCTTCACAAGTAATTAAAGACACAGTACAAAATTTTACAGATTTACCAGCACAAGCAATTAATAATATGGTTGTGGAAGTGCAGGGTGATGCTTCAAATAGTTTTGATAACTATTATGTAGTGTTTAAAACAAGCACTAATGTTTGGGAAGAAACAGTAGCGCCTGGCGTTGAGATTAAACTTGACCCAGATACAATGCCTCATGTTTTAATAAGAACTGCTGATGGTAATTTTAGATTTACACAAGTTGATGGTTCTAGTTATACAGTTAGTTCAACAAGTTATGATGTACCTTCATGGGGTGAAAGAATAGCAGGTGATTTAGACAGCTCACCAACACCAAGTTTTGTAGATACAAAAATTAACGACATTTATTTTCATAGAAATAGATTAGGTTTTCTTGCAGATGAAAATGTTATCTTGTCTAGGTCTGGAGAAAATTTTGAATTTTTTAATGAAACAGTTACAGATGCTTTAGACACAGACCCTATTGATGTAAATGTATCTCACACTAAAGTTTCTATTTTAAAACATGCAGTTGCATTTGATGAAAAGCTTTTATTATTTAGTGACCAAACACAATTTATTTTAACTGGTGGTGCAAGTTTATCTCCAGGAAGTGTTTCAGTTAATGTCACTACTGAATATGAAACATTAGATACAGTGTCACCAGTTGGTTCTGGTAACAATGTATTCTTTGCTTTTAACAAAGGACAGTTCACAGGTGTAAGAGAAATGTATGTTGAAAGTGATGGAGAAACAAATCAAGGTGAAGATATAACAGCTAACATTCCTAAGTATGTTCCTTCAGATGTTTTTAAATTTGCTATTGCATCTAATGAAAACATTTTAGTTTGTTTAAGTAGCAAGACAGGACAACTTAATAGTTTATATATTTATCAATGGTTCTTTTCTAATAGTAAAAGATTACAAAGTGCTTGGCATAAATGGACAATTGGTGATGATGATGAAACTAAAATTTTAAATGCAGATTTTATAGGTACTACTTTATATTTAGTTATAGAGAGGTCTGATGGTGTTTATATAGAAACAGTTGATTGTGCTCCAGCTTCGGTTGATGTTGGAGAAACTTATCTAACTCATTTAGATAGAAAATTAAGTAATGCAGATATTACTGAAAGTTATAATGCAGGAACAAATTTAACTACAATAACTTTACCTTACACAATTGATGCTACTATGAAATTAGTAGGTAAAAGTGGAGCCTCAAATAAAGCTGGAAGAGATATATCTTTAGCTTCAATACCTGGCACTTGGAACTAATACTCAAGGCTCAAGAACAAGAATTAGAGAAGGTAGATTACAAATAAGAAATTGGACAGTTTCATTTAATGATACAGGATTTTTTCAATCTTCAGTAACACCAGTTGGTAGAGACGCTTCAGTTGCTACATTCACAGGTACCATTGTAGGTACAGGTTTAGCTGGTTCAGTTAATTTAGAAGATGGAGATTTTACTTTTGCAGTTCAAAGTAGAAATGAAAACTTAACTATTAGTCTTACTAATAATAGTCATCTACCATGTAACTTTGTTAATGCAGAGTGGGAAGGATATTATGTCTCCCAGGCATCAAATTCTTAAACCACACTTAAGAGTAGCTACAGAAGAAGATTGTATTTATTTATCTAAAAATTTAAGAGAAGAAGATATTAGAGAAATAAAAGCAGTTACAGGTTTACCGACATTATTGTCATTATTAATTGGACTTAAAATAAGTTCAGTACCTTTGGTTATATGTGATGAGAATAGTAAACCAGTTGCTATGCTTGGTGTTGTACCTACAGGAGTAATTGGTTTTATTTGGATGGTAGGAACAAAAGATTTAAAAAAAATAAGCTTGTCTTTTTTAAGACATTCTAAAAAAGTTTGTGATGTACTTAAAGGAAAACATCAAGTTCTACATAACTATGTAGATAAAAGAAATAAACTTCATATCACTTGGCTAAAATGGATGGGATTTACCATTTTAAAAGAAGTTGATTATGGAATTGAAAATAGAAAATTTTATGAATTTATTAAAATATAATGTGTAACCCATATATAGTCGCTGGTGCGTCTGCTGTACTGCAATATCAAGTTGCTAATGCTCAACAGAAGTCAGCACAACAACAAGCACAAAGACAAAATGAATTAGCCTTAAGAAACAGAGACGCTAAAATTACAACTTCACAAAGACAGTTAATAGAAAAAACAAAAGCAAGATTAACTAGAATTGGTGATGCTGAAAAGACAAGCAGAAAGAAAAGGTCTATTTTTAAAACTAATAGAGAAAATATT